CAACAGCCCGTAGAAAATTAGACGGCATGCGACACCGGCATTGGGCGGGGTGGGAGAAGCCGTTCTCGCCCTTTCGCTGGTTGAAGTTCGGAGGTTCGGCATGAACAAACGCGACTATCCTCCGCGCATCCGGCAGGTCGCAGGTTCAATCCCTGCTCGCGCAACCAGTTCACACGGAAGGAGGTGAGATTATGATGAACGTCGTAGAGGAGATACCCACTCTGCTGCAAGTGACTGACAAGCTGACCCAAAGAGTGGTTGATCTTCAACTTCCCCTCGCGGCTATCGACTCGCTGCTGCGCGAAGGAGTTGCGCCAGTAGAAGCCAAACCAGATATCCCTCCGCCGCTGGGAATCATGGAGAGGTTGATGTGGGTGGCCGATGAGTTAGGCACAGTGTATGGGGCGGCTCAACATATTCGAGAGCGCATCGGCTAGTGTTCAGTTTTGCGGAGAGTAGCTTAATGGCAGAGCAGCTGCGTTTAGCGCGGAAGGTGCAGGGTCGAAACCTGCCTCTCCTGCCAAGTTCCCCGCTCGTCGCAGGCGGGAGGGCATGGTGGTGATGAGCCGCTACATACCATGCCCGTGGACAATAAGAGCGGCTGCGACACCAGCATTGGGCGGGGCGGGAGAAGCCGTTCTCGCCCTTTCGCTGGTTGAAGGAGGATGACGCTTTATGCGCTTCTGCCCTGAGTGCGGCGGTTTGGTGCATGTCTATTATGCGTTCCGGGCCGCTCAATGCCAGCACTGTGGGCGCGAGTGGCCGCTAGACAGGTACGCACTGGCGATTGAGGCTTGCCAGACAATGGAGGATTACTGCGCGGCTCAGACATCGGTGATGAAGGCGGTGGGCGCACATGCCTAGAATCGCGGTGCTGATCATCGGCCTCCTATTCGTGGCCGTCGCCATACTCAACGCATGTCGCAATATTGGCGCTTATCTGGAAGCCCGTAACTCCAAGGGGTCGATGAAGCTGCGGATACGAGACGCCAAGTGGATATGGCGAGCGTGACGCGCCCCGAGCGCTTGCGCGATAAACCAGAGCTGCTAGCTATCTACGAGCCATCCGCGCTGGAGCTGGTTAGGCGCGTGAAGGAACAAATCAAGTTACTGGAAGGCATGCCGGGATAGTTCAGTGGCAGAACGGGTGTTTTGTAAGCACCTTGTCAGGGGTTCAAGTCCTCTTCCCGGCTCCATGCTGCCGTAGCTCAGTCAGCAGAGCGGCTGATTCGTACTCAGCAGGTCGTGGGTGCAAATCCTACCGGCAGCTCCATCAAACAATCATTGGAGTGGTTCGATGTCACGTAAGCGCCCTCGCAACGATCCCGAATACAGCATCGACTGTCCGACATTCAACCGCCGCGACCTCGGATCGGAGGTTCTGACCGCTCAAATCGCGTTCTTGGATGACGCGCATACCGACAACGAGTGTTCCGACCTCGACGGACTAATTGAAACCCGCGACACCATCCTCGAAACGCCCAATTTCTACTCTTTCATCGGCGGTGACGTGCTGGAAAACGCCCTCCATACCTCAAAATCAGCGTCATATCGCACGAAAATGGGGCCGGAAGCGGAGCAGGAGTGGGTTTTTAATGAGGTCCTCCTACCCTTGGGCCGTGCGGGGCGCATTTTAGGCGTTACGAACTCGAATCACTCCATCCGAAGCGACAAAGCGACCGGAATTGACCCGATTCAACAACTTGTGATGCGAACAAACCTCGAACTCAAAGGGATTGCGCCTCTGATTCCGTATGAACGCGGCGGTATTTGGGTCGGAGTGACGCTTGGGAAGCGCAAAAACAACGGAAAACCCTTCTGCTACGGCGTTTTCTATCATCACGGGTGGGCAGCGGGGCGAAGCGAAGGCGCTGCGCTCAATGCCGTGTCAAGCATCCCGAAGTGGCTGCACGGCACCGATGTTGTGGTGGTCGGCCACGCCCATGCGAAAACCGGCACCAAACTAGCGGCGTTCGAGCCGGATTGGACGTGCGGGCAGTTCCGAAAACGCAGGATTGCCGCCGGAATCACGGGTTCCTACATGCTGTGGGGCAGTTATGGGCGAGAAAGGGGTTATGCGCCGAAAGAGGAGGGCGCAACCGTCGTGAAGTTGTCCGGGAAGAGGAAAGAAGCAAAGATCGTGCTGTAACGGAGGTTCTGTGATGGCGGGGGTTAACATATCCGGCGTCGGTCCGGACACTCCAATAGAAACCAACGCGAACGGCGGCAAACAGTCAACAACACCCTATCGTTTCGACCTTCTAGACGCGCCGGCCATGTTCCAATTAGCCGCAATCGCCGGAAAAGGCGCAGCGAAGTACGGTGTGAGCAACTGGCGCAAGATCGACACGCGCAGTCACCTGAACCATGCGCTCATTCACGTATTCGCATACCTGGCTGGCGACAAATCGGAAGACCACCTGGAGCACGCTTTCTGTCGCATGATGTTCGCCGTAGCAATGGAAGGAGGCTAGCCTTGTCGCCGTGACCCTACAAACAGATGACCCGCGCCTTCTGAGTCTCGACACTGAGATGATTCAGGAGGCATGGGCAGGAATAAGGCGAGACTGCGCAGGGTTTATCAAGGCGTTTGTGAAGATTCACAACGAAGACACGGGAGAACCAATGCTATTCGCCTTGTGGCCCGAGCAAGAGAGAGTTCTGAAGGAAGTACACGAGCACCGACTCAATGTCATATTGAAAGCCAGGCAGCTAGGATTCACATGGCTGTGCCTGGCTTATTGTTTGTGGCGAATGCTGTGTCGCGCCGGCCTGCGAACGGCGGCTGTGTCGCGCACGGAGTCGGAGGCAAAAGAACTAGTCGATAGGGTTGTGCTCATGCTGCGCCATCTGCCGCAGTGGATGGTCACGTACGGCAAACCATCCGACAAAGGCGTCACGTGGGAAAGCACGTCCCTGGAAGTGAAGGTTCACCATCCCAACGGCGAGGATTCGAGGTTCCAGGCATATCCCGCCGGGCCTGAAAGCGCACGTTCATACACCGCATCGGTCCTGCTCCTTGATGAGTGGGCGGCGCAGGAATATGCGAAAGCCATCTGGACTGCTGCGTTCCCCACCATCAACCGTCCGACAGGCGGCAAGGTTATTGGGTTATCGACGGCGAAGCGCGGCACCTTCCATGAAGAAGTGTGGAACGGAGCCGTCACAGGGGATAACGGGTTTCACCCTATATTCGTGCCGTGGCATGCAGACCCAAGACGCGATAGCGGGTGGTATGAAGCCACCAAGAAGGCGCTTCCTCACGCATACCGGTCAGAGTATCCCGCTACGCCCGAAGAAGCATTCTCCGTGGGCGAGGGTGCCGCGTTCTCGGAATGGGATGAGAGAATCCACGTCCCGTTCGATAGGGACTGGTATCCGCCGTCCGGCTGGAAGATATACCGCGCCTATGACTCTGGATATGCGACTCGCGCGGCCTGTCTGTGGATTGCGGTTGACAACGATGGCAGGGCCATTGTCTACCGCGAATACTACCCAACACAAGTGACCGACCCCGAGCAAGCCAAGAAGATCAAAGAACTTTCCAAAGCGCCCGATGGTTCGGATGAGGTCATTGCCTACACGGTCTGCGATCCGGCTTGTAAACAAAAGAAGAGCGCGACCGGCATTGACACAATCGAGACATTCGCGAAACTCGGAGTGCCGATGATACCGGGAGACAACTCGCGACAACTCGGCTGGCGCAAGATGCACGAATGGCTGAAACCATATCAGGGCGCAGACGGGCAGACAACGGCCCGTCTTTTGTTTACCAAGGCGTGTGTCAACTCAAGGCGCACTATTCCTTCGTTGCTGGTGGACAAGTCGAATCCCGAAGACGTGGATTCCGATGGCGAAGACCACTGCGCTGACGCCTTACGCTACTTCCTTATGTCCCGCCCTTCTGCCCCTATATCCGAAGCGGAGAAGAATCGACGCAGACGCAGGCAGCAGCAGGCCAGCAGACCTATCAACAAATGGACTGGATATTAGACGAAAGGGGGTGTCTGATGATTGGGAATTGACCCTAGTTTGATGGCGGCAATGACGGGGCAACCAGGCATGGGGATGCCAGGAATGCCTATGCTGCCGCAACCGATGGCTGAAGAGGAATACGTCGTCACCCCCGATGGCGCAGAAGAGGATGAACCGAAATACGCCGACCCGGAAGCGCGATTAAGCGAACTGTTGTCCCTCTTCAAAGCGTCCGAGGATTTCCGCAGGCAGTATGACGAACAGGCGCTTGACTGGTACAAGCTGTTTGTCGGGCATGTGGAAGGGCTTGGAGAGGACAGGGCCGGGCGGTCGAACCTTCACATTCCCGCAACGTACGAAATGCTCGACACTCTCAGGGCAAGGCTGTTCAAGGCGTTCTTCGGTGCGCGTCCATATATCGACTTCAAACCGCGTCCGCAGAGCACGCAAGACTTGCAGTCAATCGAGATGGACGCGAAGAAAGCCAAACTCGCCGCCGCATTGCTGGACGAGCAGCTCGAGAAGAACGGTATTCAGGTGAAGTGGTACAACTGGATAACCTCACTGCTGAACTTCCCTGCCGCAGTGTTCGGCGTTGGCTGGCGGTATGAGACACGGAAGGTCAGGCGTAGGAAACAGGTCAAGCGCACGGTGGTTGAACGGCAACTCAGTCCCGACGGCGCAGGCGTGACAATGGTTCCGGTCGAGCAGTTGGTGGACGGACAGTTCCAAGAGGTTGTCGAAGACGCGATTGTGTGGGATGACAACGAGATCGTTCACATCGACTACTTCGACTTCTGGCCCGACCCGATGGGGCACGACATTGATTCTTGCCGGTATGTGTGGCACCGCGTCTATAAGACGAAACCAGACATCGAGAGGGAGCTTGCTGTCCTCGAAAACGCAGGCGGCGGGAAGGTTTACAACATCGACTGGGAGGAGCTTCGCGGCGTCTCCGGCGACATCATGTCGGCGCAATCGGAGCGAATGAGTTCCATTGGTTACATGCAGCCGACCTCCGACCCCGACTTCGGGGATGAGCATACCGACAGGTTGGCATACCACGAAGTGCTCCACTACTGGGAGGATAACCGGCACGCCATCGTTATTGACAGGAAAACCGTCGCCTATGACGGTCCGAACCCCTACTGGCGGCACGGCAAGAAACCCTTCGCGGTCAAGTCGTTCGACCCGCTGCCGGGACAGTTCTACGGCATGTCGGCAGTACAGGTAATTGAACACCTCCAGGCCGAATTGAACACCCTGCGAAACCAGAGGGTGGACAACGTGGCATTCGTGCTGAACCGCATGTGGGGAGTGCTGCGGAGTTCGACCCTGGAACCGGCGGACCTTGTATCGCGCCCCGGAGCTATCATCCCCATGGATAGACCGGAAGAGGCGTGGGCGATTCCAACTCCCGATGTGACGCAATCCAGCTACCAGGAGGAAGCCATCCTCCGCTCCAACATGGAGAACGCTTTGGGCGTTCCCGCGATTGTCAGGGGCGCGACGCCTGCCAGAAAAGAGACGGCGACCGAAGTCATTACGAAGAACACCAATGCTTCGATTCGATTCGATTCAAAGATAATGATCGTCGAAGAGGTGTTCAAGCGACTTGCCTACCTGATGGACTGCAATAATCAGCAGTTCATCGACAAAACCAAGGTGGCGCGTCAATACGGTCCCGATGGAGCCGAACAATGGGCAGAAATTACCCCCGACTCGGTTATCGGCGAGTGGGACTACATTCCCGCAGGTTCTTCCATCGACCCTGCCGCAAACCGCGACATTCGCAGAGAACAATTGGCCCAACTGGTTATGACCGCGATTCAGACGCAGAACCCGTATCTGGACGTGTACGAACTTACGAAGCAGTGGGTAGATTCGTTCGAGATTCGCGGGTTGGCGACTGCGCTGAAGACCAAAGAACAGATACAGCAGGAGCAGATGCAGATGCAGTATCAGCAGATGCTCATGATGGCTCAAGCGCAGCAGCAGGCGCAGATGCAGGCCCAACAGCAGCAGATGGCGCAGCAGGCGCAGATGGCTGTAAGCCAAGGGCAGCAAATCCCCCCCGAACTCCTACAGCAAGCCATGGCAGAACAGCAAGCTATGCAGCAGGCAGAGCAGGAAGCCCAGGCAATGGCTCTACCGCAGGGCATTCCCCCGCAGGCGATGGCTCGCTACATCGCTTCCGACTTCTGATCCCGACTGAGGATGAGGTGAATATGGCAGCATCCCAAAACACCCTCGGCTTAACGCCGGAGGGTAAACAGCGCATGATTGCGGAACTGGCGATGACTCTAGGCTGGCAGACTCTCGCCGAACACATCGCCAAGAAGATAGACTCCGCATCCACGCAGCTCACAGGCGGCACGAAATTGAGTTTGGAAGAGGTGCGCCTCCTCCAAGGGGAGATACGGGCGCATTCCGAGCTTGTGTCCTACGTGAACACCTGCGTGCAGAAAACGAGAGCAAAAGGAGAATAGCGAATGACAGTTGGCATTTTCGATGATGTGTTCGCCGTAGACGACTCCCCGGAAGAAACCGGACACGAGCTTGAGGCGGCGGACGACGGCCCCGACGAGCAAGAGGGATACCCGTCACAGACAGAGGGAGAAGCGCAGGAATCAACCGGCACCGATACGCAACCTCCGAAACTCTACGCTGGCAAGTACAGGACCGTAGACGAGATGGAGAGAGCGTATCAGGAAGCGCAATCTGCAATGACTCAGCGTTCGCAAGAGGCAGCGGAGTATAGGCGGCAGGTGGAGGAATATAACCAATACCTGCAAGCGCTCAGTTTCCAGCTTGCCCAACAGCAAGTCCTTGCGGCGCAGCAAGCGCAGCAGCAGGCGCAACCTCCGCAACCGGCGATCCCGCAGAAGACGGCAGAAGAGTGGATGACGGAAATGTATGCCGATCCCGTCGCCACCGTCGCCCAGCTTGTCGAACACAAGGCGCAAGAGATTGCGGCTCAGAAAGCGGAGGAGTTGTACAAGCAGAAACTGCCAGAACTCGGAGCCTTCCTGGGTCAGACCATTGGCCCGATTCTACAACAGAACAAGCTGCAGTCGCTCCAGCAGCAGAAGTTCTCCGAGGTCGCAGAGGTGC